CGCGAGACCAAGGAGCAAGTCGTTGAGTCCAGTCGCCACGGTCAACTCTCGGTCGATGCGGGCAACGTAGGCTTCAATCTGGAACTGTGGAATGAACGGCTGGATGGCACGGAGTTCGTTGCCTGGTCCAGGCGTTGCCACGCGACCCGGCTTCGGTAGCGCGTTTGGCGGTACCTCGTCAGGCGCTTCGGCTCCGACCAACTGCCACATCTGACCGCCGACGATGGACTGGATCATCTGCGCCATTGCAGTGATGCGTTCGTCCTTCTCGCGGAGGAGCTGCTCAGGATCGTAGAGCGCAGGCTTGCCGTATGGGCTGCCTGGGATCTTCCCGTTCGGCAGGTGAATGTACGGGATCTGTCCGCCGTACTCTGGATGTGCCTCGTTCTTGACGAGGGTGTTGCCCACGTAGATAGCGTTGTACACCAGTGGCGCCTTGCCTGGGCCAGTGGCAACCTTGTACCAGTAGTCGTAGACTTCAATCTGCATCTGCTCGTAGGCAGTTTCTCGTCGGAGCGGGTTGCGCTCAAAGGCGTTCGCCCACACGTTGCCGATTGGGTCATCGTGGCTGCCACGGCTCGTGTACGGGAACCACTTCTCACCCTGCTTGACAGGGATCACGTTGACACCGTAGTCCTCTTGGATGGACTGTGGCGACATCCCGTAGGTGTAGAGTGCCCAGTCTAGGCGGTTGTAGTCGCTGTTGCCGAAGCCGAGGTAGAGGTTCTCAGGTCGCTCAATGATAGAGATCTTTGGCAACTTCTCGATTGGATCCCAATAAACCTTGGCAGCGGTGTGTCCGTAGAGTTCCTTGAGAAGCGCCGCTTGCTCCATCTGAAGGTCCATATCGTTGGCTTCCCACCAACGGAAGTAGAGCTGCTCGCGTCGCTGCGCTGCCTGACGATCCTCTGGAGTGCTACCAGTCGGGACGTAGTTGATGACTGGGCGCACCGCCTGAATTGCCGCAGGGATCTGGACGTAGGCGTGGTGGATGTTGACCGAGACGTGGGCGCGGCCAGCGAGGCGGGCGCTTGGATCATCGGACCAGTGGTCGGCACCACCGAGGGTGACGGTCTCCGGGTGATAGAGGTTGTCCATACGGCGGAACAGCGCCTTGAGGCGGTTCTGCTCTGGATCGACCAACTGCTTGCGACCAAGGATCTCTTGGAGCAAGGTGTAGTCGTCGCTGTTCTTTGGATCAATCTCTTGCGCAACGAGCGAGGACTCCAGCATCTTGAGCGATGCAGCCTCGGATGGCGAGAGCTTCTCTACGTTCGGCTGAATGCGGAGGGTGCCCTGACCGCCACGCAGACCAGCAGAAAAACCCCCAGGGGCGCGGCGGCTGCCCTTGGAGGTTGCGTTGATAGACGATGGCGCTGTAGCGATTGGAGTTGACTTTGGCAATGGTCCGTTGGCTCCCACAGTTGGGAAACCAAGGGATCCGCCGCCAGAGCGATTGACCTTTGTTGGTGATGTGGCAATCGGTGCAGTTCGGGCAACGCGGTCGCTGATGACTGCGCCCTTCTGTAGTCGTCGCGCCTTGTCGATGGCTTGGCCAATTGCAGCAATCTGCTCTGGCTTTGCGACCTCTGGGTCAGTGGTGTACTGACCTGGTACGCCGCGCGTATCCTGGAACACTGCTGGAATCTTACGAACTTTAGCCATTAATCACTTGCTCCAAAATAGGTGAAGGTTGGATTCTCCACGCCCTTCTCAGGATTCCGCAGCGCGTGTCGCACCGCGATTGCCAGCGCCATTACGGCGTCTTGTTCTAGTTTCTTGTCGTCTAGCCGATACGCTAGAAGCTGTCGCTTGAGTTCGTCCCAAACACCGCCGACTGGGAGTTCGATCTGACCCTTGTCGATGACTGCCTTCAGATCGTTGAGGAGTTCCACCTTCTTCGCCTTGGTGCCACCGAAGTCAAACCCTCGGAGCGGGCGGATCATTGAGAACTCCTGCTGGAAGAGCCTGCCGCCGAGACCAGTGGAGTCCACGATGGTCGTGCAGAAGGCGCCGTCTTGGCTGTAGAGGAGATGGCCCTCGCGGACCATATTCACCACCGCAGAGATGCTCTGCTTCCCGCCGCGCTTCCTGACTCGCACGCCGCGAATCTTGGATCGGCTGGTGATGTCCAGCGTGATCGCCCACGTCGCATCGTGTGAGATGCCGGGATCTACGCCTTGGATGTAGCGGTGGTTCTTCACTGGCTTCACGTCATCCTCTAGCGTCTTGCACGCCTCAAGGATTGACTGGCTCCAGAAGAAGGCATCCCTCGCCTCGATGAAGTATCCGTCAATGTTCTGTGGGATGAGGTACTCCGCCTGTTGGCGGATCACGTCGTCAAAGTTATTCTGCGTCAGACCGTACCCGACGTTGTCCCTCGTGGAGAGGCGGAAGGAGATGAACTTGTCATCTCGTGATGGGTTCTCTGGATTCCCGCGTTCCCAGAGTTCTGCGTAATCGTTGATGCCCTCGCTCGGTGTCCCGATGAAGTGGAGTGGACCACCAGTGGAGAGTCGTCGGAGGTTGAGCACCTCTTGGTAGATCATCACGAGGTGTGGCTCAAAGGCCGCCTCGTCGAATGAGATGCCGTTCATATCCTTGCCGAGCAGTGCCTTCGCTCGGTCTTGTGTGGTGCGGAAGTGGATGCTTGCTCCACCGACGATTGGATTGAACTTGACCCACGCGTACTCGCCTCGGTACTTCTTCTGGGTGTCAATGACCTTGCCCAGCTCGCGCATTATAGCACATCCGCGACCCTTCTGCGCTGGATGCGAGGATCCGAGGATTGCCTCGATCTCGCGGAAGACCAGCTCTGCGGTCTCTTGCTGGATGCCTACGTGGTACCACTCGTACGGAGCATCGCTCCAGCGGCGGTAGGACTCTGGGTCTCCTGCGGTGGGGTTCTGTAGTCCTAGTTTGTATAGCGCGTGATGGAGGCACACAACAGCCATAGCAAGAGTCTTTCCTGCACGGTTACCTGCTGATACGACCGTCGTGATGTAGCGCGGGCGGTAGCCCGTTTCGTCACGCTCGGCGCACGCTTTCCACCATCTTGCTTGCCCAGGGTTCCCCTTAATACCGAGCCAACGTTCTGCGAAGAACTCGATGTCATCTCGTCCGCGAGCGAGGTCGCGTGCGAGGTCAGTGTTGAGCGGCTTCAAGCCTTACTCGCCTTGAGGCGAGATGAAATGTTCTTGGCCTTGGTGCGAGCATCCGCCTTGCTGTTAGCACCCCAAGCCTGAAGCGAGAGAAGGAGTCGGGTCGGGCGCCCCTTCTCGTCGCGTTCAGGACCTGACATATTGCCCATACGAGCGAGGAACGAAGCGCGGCGGGGATTGTCTCCACTCTTGACCGGAGCCTTGAGTGTCCCGCCTGTCTGCGCTTTATACGAAGCCCGACCCTTGGCATTCAACCCGCCCTTGGGGTTCTGCCCTTCTTTACGTTGCCACGCTGCGCTCTTTGGCATTATAATCCCTCCGCCTTCTGTGAGTTAATGTGGTGCCAATCGTGGATCGTGCTTCCATCAATTGGGTGGAATGCACCAAGTGTTTTGTGGAGATCGCGCCAGAAGATTGCATCTGCAAGATCTGGGTCCGCGTGGGCAATGTTTGTTGACCATCGGTCGTTGGTCATTCGGTGCATTACTTGGGTGTAGTTTGCTACCGCATAAGCATTCTCTAGGATTCCATCAGCCCAAGCTGTTTTAGGATTGTATCCGCTACGCTCTTGTGAACAATAGACGGCTCCCCAAGATGGATTCTCTTCAAGGGCCTGAAGCATTCTACCATACTTTTCCCTTGAGGGCATTGATCCGTTGTCGATGTAGACCACGGCGTCTGCCCTGCTTCTGTCCAGCGCCCAGTTGATCTTGTTGGAGTACGGGATGATGGCGTAGTCTCCGTTGGAACTCCGTGGTGTCTCAAGTACCGTCACGGCAATCCCGCGTTTGTCCAGTTTGTTGAGTGCGTTGACCGCGACCCTTGCATCGTCTACATCCTCGCACATCAGCCACAGTTCGTCTGGAACCTTGGTGGATGAGAAGATCTGCTCTAGGAGTGGAAGCGTCTTGTCGTGCCTAGCGTACAGGGTTGCTATTGCTGCTAGTTTCACCGACCCTCCTAATGATGTCGCTTGTAGATACACCCTTCGTATACGGGATGTAAAGCATCTTGATGTCCCGCTCGTCCAGCCACTCTTGGCTGATGCCGAGTTGCTCCATCAGTGCCGGTCCAGTCCAGTCATCGCCGTGTGCAATGTACGAGATCTTCTTGTCCTTAACGAGGTCAATGGTCACACCACTGTCTTCGTCGCCAACGTTGACGATTACATCCTCCACCCACTTGCAGGCTCGCAGCGACTCAATCCGCTCACCGAGCGTGAGAACGGTGGGCCGCTTGTACCGAGCAGCAAACTCGTCCGTGTTGAGTGCTACGATCACCTTGCCGTGCTTTGCGCATTGCTCCAAGAAAGCGGCGTGCCCGTAATGGAATAGGTCAAACGTCCCGCCGACGTAGACCCACATTAGATGTCGAACTGCTTGTCTGCCGCAGCCTTGTCCTCAGCGGACTTTTCCTTGATCCCGAACGCGCTGTTCTTTGGGTCAAGGAACTTGATGAGAACCTGAAGGCCTGATGCCAGTCCTGCGGACAGCACCGTGCGGAAGTCTCCGCCCGTGATGTCTAGGAGTGGGATGCCAAGACCGAGTGCGACGGAGATGGAAACCGTGATGAAGGTTCGTCCGAACTCGATGAGCGCCTCGTCTACGCCTGTGTTGTCAATGATCCAGCGGATACCCGCCTTGATGTCGCTATACATTCTGTCTCCTTACTTCCACTCAACGATGGCGACGTGCTTGAAAGCCGCGCCACCCGTCTGCTTCTTCTTGCTCGCAGCAATCTGCTTGAGCTGCTCTTCGGTAACGGAGACCCCGAACTTCTCCTTGCCCTTGCCACTGCGGGTTGGGCAGGCCCACTGCCAGCCGTCCACAGCATCCCACGCAGCGGCGGTCATATGACCGTAGCCCTGCGCGATGTGCTTCTTGTCCTTCTTAATCCAGTAGTTCTGCCACTTCTTGTGCCACTCGCTGATTTCCACAGGCGGGTAATCCACAGCCTGCTGGACCCAGATGATGAGCCCAGCGCCACGGTGCGCAGAGATGACAACGTCATCCCACGACTTGGCGTAGCGTGCCTTGGCACCAAGTTCCTTGGCGGTCTTAATCAGGTCACCAAGGGAAGAGCCGTTGTCGGACACTCCCTCTTTCTCCACGAACCCTGTTGCCTTCGCCTTCGCCTTGATGCCATCGCCAGCGGACGGGTCAACGGTGTACTTGGACGCCCACGCAACGGCGGCTGCCGTGCTGGATGGACCGCAGTCGTCTAGAATGCCGCCCTTCTCAACGTGATCGAGTTGTGACTTGACCTTGAATTTCATCTTAATCCTTCCAGCGTAGTGGCCCTGTGACGAGCCATCCGATTGTCAACAGTACAAAGAGTGTTGCCATCGTGGTCTGCGTCTGACCCTCTGGCAAGACCACCACCGCGAAGAGGAGACCAAGGATGGTCCACGCTCCACTGATGAGGTCGGTAATGATGTTCTTAAACACGTCGGGTCCCCTTTCGGTTAGATGAAGACTGGCTTGCTCCGCCTCCACCGCCTCCAGTGGTTTTTGCTGCATTTGCTGCACTTGCCGCAATGCTTGCGACTTGGCTTGCGACTACTGCAACCGCGACTGGTTGCGCCTCTTCTTTGTCCTCTTGATCAAGATCGCTTCCGATCTCGGTAATTGCTAGGAGGTTTTCAAAGATCTCACCAACTGCTTCTGCAACAGCCTCTACCGCCTCGTCCACACTTGGTAGTTCTTCGGTAGGTTCTGGCTCTTCAGTTGGTTCAGGCTCTGGCTCTTCGGTAGGCTCTGGCTCTGGTTCTGGTTCCTCAGTGGGCTCTGGCTCTGGCTCCTCGGTTGGCTCAGGCTCTGGCTCTGGCTCTACCGTTGGTTCAGGTTCTGGAGTCGGTTCAGGAGTTGGATCAGGAGTTGGCTCTGGCGTAGGCTCTTGAGTCGGCTCAGGCGTCGGAGTAGGTTCCGGCGTTGGCGTCGCTTCGGGCGTAGGCTCTGGCGTTGGGCTCGGCTCTGGAGATGGATCAATGCTAGGAGCCGCAGTCTCGCTCGGCGTTGGTGTTGGGGTCGGATTGACGATCCCGCTGATGGTCAGGTTTCCCGCGCCGCAGCACGAGTCCAGACTCTTCACCATAAACCCGAACAGATCTCCCGCGTAGAGCTGGACCTCGACGTACCCGTTTGCCTGCTGCACGTTCTGTGGTGTCAGCGACACCCACGATCCTGAAGAGGCGTAGTACGGTGTGTCGTAGTAGGAGGAGTCCGTTGTGAAGAACGTCCACGTGAATCCGATGACCTGATCGGCGTCCACGACGGCGGTGTACTTCGTCTCCGCGTTCTGCCAGATTGATCCTGGCGGCGGGTAGTTGGCTCCAGTGAGTGTGAATGAGCCGTCCTCCGATTGGGTCACGGTTCCATTCGAGTCGGTCGTTAGTGTCCAATCGTCCTGGTCGGTCAATGCCAACACGGTAAGCGGCGACAGGATGTTGAGTGCGAGTGCGATACTGGCTGCTAAGTGGCGCAATCACTGTTCCGTTTCTCCGCCCGAAATAGTCTTGATTTCTGTTGCTTCGATGACTTCGTAGGTTGTCCCTCCGCCGAGTATGCCCGCGAGGGTGAGTGCGATCTCTCGGTCGGCTCCCTTCTCCTGACGGCGGTCGATCATCTCCTGCGCCCGTAGCCCCTCTGCCAGCGTTGGCGTCATTAGTCCCTGCTCCACTGCGGAGTGGACGTAGTCCCTGACGAGTCCAGCGAGGTCGCCCGTCGCCTTGATCGTCTTCTGCTGCTTCTTCATCACGTTGACGGCCTGCTGGCGAAGACGCTCGTGTGGCTCAGTCAGGTGTTCACGCTTGTGCTTGCCGAGGGTGATTCGGCTGATGTACTGTGCGT